CGAAATTCAATGAATATCCTGAAGCAGATTTCATTTCGCCACCCGTTGAAATTGTACCACCTACAACATCTGCACCTTGCTCAAGTCCCATGATGAAGAATTGATCGTTGTTAGTTTGAACCACTATGTGAGGACGTCCATAAGATAACAACTTGATTTGCTTATGTGTAGCAATATCTTGGTGCTTTAATCTGATGTTTAATTTTTGACTAAAATAAGTAGTTCCAGCATTTCTGTCAGATACAACATCTTGGTCAAATGTATTATCTACTCCTTTTAATTCGTACTTGTATAAAGTATCTACGTTAGTAATTGCTGTAATCATATCCGTATCTGTAGCATCATACGTTATATCAGCTCTTGAAATTTGGTAATTGATAAAGTAAACAGCTTTAAGCCCTCCAACTTGGTCTTTACATTGTTCTACTCTACCTTTTGCAATATCACATGCCATGAGTTTATAGTTTTAATGTTTATAAAAAAAGGGAAGAAGTCAATCTCCTTCCCCTAGTATTTGTTTGCTAGTTACTAATTAGCGGAGTTAGTGATTCCGTATGTAACCAAATCTGAAACTGAGTGGTAGTTAACAGCGTAACCAGCTCTCAATACGATTCTTACATTGTCATCTCCTAATGTCTCAGCAGTGTCAATCAAACGTACTTCGTTAGCATCGTTTAATAAACCACAACCGAAAAATAAGTTAGAAGTTTGAGCAGCTAACATTTGGTTTGCAGTCAATCCGTTTGCTACGAATAATGGAATACCACCATAAGTCAAAGAACCATTAGTATACCATTGTGTACCTTTATTATCTGTACCATTAGAACCCAAACCAGAAGCTCCAAATCCACCTAATGCAGAAATGTAAGATTTAGCTACGTTTTGAGATACATAGATTTTCAAATCATCAGCTCCGTATACTGCAGCTGGGATAGCTTTGTAAACTTTCTCTAACTCTTCGATAACGTTTGCAGCAGTAACAGTTGTACCAGCAACCTCATTTGCAGTAGGTAAAGCAGCATCAGTAGTTAACAATGTCATGATACCAGCAACTTGTCCGTCAGTAGCATTAACACCATTCCAAATAGAAGATTCAATTGCAGATGCAACTTTCTCTACTACGAATGCAAGTAAGTAATCAGCAAAAGATTTAGCTAAAACTTTGTTTGCAGAATACCCCATTTCTTCTGATTGCCAGCTAGTTACGTAATCTTTTTTGCACAAAGATAGGTTAACTTGGAAATTCTCTAAAGTTAATGTACGCTCAGTAATTGTTACTGTAGAAGTAGCAGTAAAGTCACAACTAGCATTTGCTAAAAGTCCGTCTGTACTCAATTTCGAAATTACCGCTTTGTATGCGATGTTAGGCATGATAGTCATACCTCCGTTTGCTAATGTGTTACCGCTTAATAAAGCAGCTTTAACCCACATTCCTGAATGTTGACCAGCATATGTAGTCGATAATGATGTAGTTGTTGCCATTGTTTATTTTTATTTATAAATTGTTTCTAAAATGTTATCGCGGATACTTCTCGCTTTTCCTGGTGTTAAGTCGATATGCTCGATTGGTTTTGAATTCTCAGGGTTGAATTGTATAGGTTTTGGCTCTTCTGCTAGCTCAACAACCACTTCTTCAGTAACCTTAGAAAGCTCTACAATCTTAGCTTCTAACTCTGCAATCTTTTCTTCCAATGCAGAAAAATGTTGCTCTTCAACTTGTGAACGTACGATTTTTTTAACCTTCGCTTGTTCAGGCGTTTTTTCAGCTTCAACTGGTACTTCAGTTTCTGCTTCATCAGTGTTCTCTTCAGCAGCTGGAGCTTCAACGATAGAATCAATGATTCCCTCAACTTTTACTACTAAGATTTTGCCATCTGCTAGTTCATACTCACCAACAGGAAGTGGCACAGGTTCAGCTTCAGGAACTACGATAAATACGTTCTCCCCAGCTTCAAACATATCAGCTTGAATAGTAGTCATACCATCTGCTAATACTTGGTCCTCTAACTTCGTGTCTAATACTTCAGGTTCTACACCTGTCAATTCAACAAGGAAGTTTTTAACCTTTTTTAAAAGTGTTTCTTTTTCCATATATTATTAACTAATTATTAATTACTTTGTTTTAAATTACCCTCTTGATTCAGAGATAACTCGCTCAACAACAACATGATTGATAGTTGCTGTGGATTGTTCTGACTCGCGTCCAATTCCTTGTACATTATGCTCTTCGCAGTTAGCAATGGAGTACTTTCCATCCTTACCTAAGCATCCTTTTTTTCTTCTTGGTTTCTTTTCCATTATTATTTGATTTCAGTTATTACGAAGTTCATATCCGTCACAGTGATATTCTGTGCAGATGTATTATTTGAGCAGTGGATTTCTAAATAATCCCCTAGTATATGACTCACTACACAAGCCATATGTATATTCTCAGCACGTCCACCACCATTTGACGTTGCTTTTACTCTCGATGGTGTTCTAATCGCACCTAATTTGCTATCATAAAATCCAAATTCACACACGTGAGACGCTCCCGAAGTAAACGAAACCGAACATTGAATCAAATATTTTCGACTTATCGCAGCGTCATTTGTTAGTCTATTGTCCGTGTGTGTGTATTTACTATTATCTGCACTTGGTGTTGTGGTCCCTAATACCTTATAGAACGTATTCGAAGCACTTACAACCGTTGCCGTTGCGTTACCTTGCATGTAAAGTTGTCCATTTACAGCCGTATTTGTTATCCCTACGCAGTTAATGAATAGAGATTTATTACTTGTATCGTTTACACCAGTGATATATGTACCACCACCTGAGAAGTTAACGGTATCTAGTATGTACCTTTCGTTTCCTATCGTAGCACTTGAACTAACATTGATACCCGTTTCACCACTTAAGGCTACAAAAGACGAATATATAATCCTGAATCTTCTAGTAATGTTCGCTGTCGATGGGATAATGAAACCCGTTGTACCACTAGCCAAATCAAATAGGCATTGTGTGAATCCAACCGTACCTATCGAACCATCCAATGTCATGCCACCACTATTTAAGAATGCAGAATCTTGCATGATAAAGTTGGTGTAGTCTTTAATAGTTCCAACCGTAGCACAATCCGTAAAGTTCACACCGAACCAATCTAGTGCAGTAGTAGTTCCATCACCATCTAAATTTAAAGCAGTGCCATGAGTGATTGTAATATTCCTAATTGGTAAAGAATATACCGATGTAATTAATGCAGTCGATGAACTTAACCCCGTAGATTTAAGGATACAATTCTCAGATGATCCACCGATAATAACACTATTTACACCAGCTACAATCCTATCTCCTGTTAAGTCAATTGTCTTTGTGATAAAGTATGTATAGTTATTAGCCAATGTAATTACACCACTAACCGCTGTAGGTAAATCTAATTTAGAAAAAACAAATACAAATTCATTGCCAGCTAAACCTGTAGACGTTGGAAATAATTCAACAATCGTACTACCATAACGTGTATAATTTAATCCGTTTGTTGTATCTAAATATAACTCACCCTCGTAAATATCACTAGCTAACCACGTCCCATCGGTATGGTCTGAGCTACTTGGAATAGTAGGAGCGCCAGCGCCTTTCTTTATTATTATTCTTCTTGTTTCGTTAGCCATTATTTATAGTATTTGAATTTTTAGAAACTCCATTTAATCCACCTATCAATTGTGGAACGTCCTCATCTTGATTATTTACACCTCCACTTAAGATCGTGTTATTAGTTGTGTAAGTACTTGGTAATCCATCCATGAAGTTGGTAAGTGATATCTTCTTAGGTACATCACTCGTAGCATCGTCCAAATAAATACTATCCGTACTATCTAAGCTAGTTACATCTTTGTATCGTACGAAATATGGAATCTCACTCATAGTCTACCAAGTAGTTCTTTAATCTCATTCATAATATCATCTTGCATTTCTAGTTGCTCTAATCCATCATATTTACCCTCGATACTGAATCCATTAAACTTACCATCCTTAATACCTTGGTAAACTTCCTCATTGTAAACTTTCATCTTTACAACCCAAGCACCAACTGGAGCATTAAGTTTATATAGATTAGATTTATCATTCTTAACATCTTCAACAATCCAAGACTCAATTAATGCTACACCATCTACATTTTCTGCATGATCCACCGTAACATTATTTCCGTACAATTTCTTCATGTAAAGCTCTTGAGTCTTAGCAATTGTTTCAGCACTAAATGAAACCGTAAATTCTTTATCTTTTATGCGTCTAAGGATCTTCTTTTCAGGTACTAATGCAAGCCCAATAACCTCACGTTTCCCCTCATCGATTACTTTCATTTCAACTTCCATTTCAGAAAGCAAAATAAAATCTTCCTCAATAGCAGGACGATCGACAAAACTAATTGCGAACACTCCTTGCTCTTGTTCGTCCTTAATTGTAAGTTCTATATTTTGTAACTTTTCCATATTATTATAACTTATAATGTCGCATTTTGTATTTTTTTCTTATCTAACATTTGTTGTGTCGTAACATCCGAACCTACAACATATGCTTTAATAGGTGCTTGATTCAATTGTGCTAATTGCGTTTGGTTTTGTGCGCCTATAATATTAAAATTTGGAGTGATAACTTGGTTAGCTTGACCACCGCCATTAGCACTTGGCATTGGTGCAGTTGTATCTCCTTTACCTTTAAAAGTTTGTTGCTCTAGTTTTCTAATCATTATAGCTCCACTAGCAGCAGCAAGTCCAGCTTGGATACCACCTAGAACGGGACCACCTATTACGTTACCACTTTTCCATGCACCCATTGTAGCTCGTATAGAGTCAATAACAGCACCTGCAATATTAGCAGCTTTTTGAATCTCGAATGCTTTCTTTTGTTGAGCTTCAGATTTCCCAGCAAACGATGTAGCCAAGTCACCAATTACATTAAGAGAGTTTTTAACCGTATTAAATTTAGCATCTGCTGTTAATTTATCGTCATCTCTTATTTGTTTATTAGTTTTTATTACGCCTTGGTAATAATTATATAAGGCTTGACCTTCTTTTTCTAACGCGTCTTTTTTGTATTTATCTTTTATAATTTGCTCTTCTTTTAATTGAGCCTCTAATAAAATATTCGTGTCTATATTGTTTTGTTTAGCAGTTTCAATTAACTGAAAATATTTATTATTTACGTCATCTAAATCTTGTTGACGCGCTGTTTTTTTATTCTTGTAATATTCATTCTCAGCATTTTCAATTGCCTGTAACTGTTCTTCTACTAAATCTTGTTGAGCAATATTATTTGCTAATGCGTCATCCTTTTCTTTTTTAATCCTCTCCTTTTCCTTCTCATCTGCCTTTTTCTTTTCCTCGGCTTTCTTGTCGTCAATTACTTTTTGTTTTTCAGCAGCATCTTCACGTATCTTTGTCCTAGCCTCTTCAATCTCAATTAACTTAGCATTATACTCTTCACTCCCTTTCTCAAGCATCTTAAGTTCTGCACCCATCAAACGTAGCTGTCTATCTGCTACATCTTTTCCTTTTGCTTCTAATAAATCTAGTTCAAATTTCCTACTCTTTAGAAACGCATTTTGTTTAATTTCTTTATCCTTCTCTTCAAAACCTTTATTGTAAGCATTCGCAATATTAGAACCTACTTTTTTAGCATCTTCATAAGCACCTGAAAGGCTAGAGAAGAGAAAGCTAGAGAAGAGAAAGCAAAGAAAGATAAAGAGCTTGAGGATGGTGAAGATGCGTTTCTAAAAAGAGGTGCTCAAATGAGAACGGCTAGTTTAGAAAACTATCAAGAAAATAGAGCTAAAGAGTTATTTATTGATAATCAAAACTACCAAACAAGAACAGATTTACAAAACAAAGCATACGAAGAAGATCAAGCTAGAAGAGATAAAGAGAAACAAGATGCAATAATATTAGCAGATACTAAACTAAACACAGTTCGAAACTCACTAAATGTAATAGGTGACTTAGCTACATCTTTTGCTGGCAAGTCTGAGAAACAACAAAAGAGAGCATTTGATATTCAGAAAGCAGCTAATATTGCTGGTGGTTTAATGGACACTTACAAAGCATCGTTGAGTGCATTCAAAGATACACCTGGAGGGCCTATATTAAAAGGTATTGCTGCAGGTTTAACTGCAACAGCAGGTTTGGCTATGGTTAACAATATTCGTAAACAAGAATTTAGAGGGGGCGCCTCAGGTAATATGCCATCAACTTCTTCAGGTGATAGTGGCGGTGGTCAAGCTAACCAAGTTATAACTCCTAACTTCAACATTATAGGCGCACAGAACCAAACGCAATTAGCTCAATTGAATCAAGCACCAATTAAAGCATATGTTGTAGGTTCGGATGTAACTACACAACAAATGTTAGATAAGAAAAAAATACAAAATGCAACATTATAAGTTATAATAGTATGGAAAAGTTACAGAATATAGAGCTTACAATTAAGGACGAACAAGAGCAAGGAGTCTTTGCTATTTCATTCGTAGACAGACCAGCAATTGAAGAAGATTTTATTTTGCTTTCTGAAATGGAAGTTGAAATGAAAGTAATCGATGAAAATAAACGTGAAGTAATCGGTCTTGCATTGGTCCCTGAAAAGAAGATTTTAAGACGTATAAAAGATAAGGAATTTACTGTCTCATTTAGTGCTGAAACAATTGCTAAAACTCAGGAGCTTTACATGAAGAAATTGTACGGAAATAA